AAAAGTTATATGCGTTTGGATATTGTGCGGGAACATAATACATTCTTGCAAGGTCTTTAGTTTGTTCGTCACCAATATCTTTAAATTCTTTATTCATTGCAAACCAAAAGTGAGATAAATCTTTTGCGTGGACTTCTTTGGTTAGTGGAAAGACTAAACGAAACTTTGGTTTCTTGACTGTAGATGATGCAGTACTATAACATACGTATTCGTATGCACCAAACATTTGATAGAGTTGTTTCTCTAAACTGCGAACAGTATCAGGTTCAGTACAAGGATTGTTATCAAGTATAAAACTATCGCAATCAAGACAAGCCCAAGAACCCCATTTATTAACATTCTTATTACTCCTTGTCCCACCTTTGTGAAACTGAGCAGGACTAATAAGAGAAGAACTATTATTTCCACCTTTTACACCTTCCTTATTGGATAACTCATATAACAACAATGCAAATTTGTCCCACGACTGAAACTGCATAGTCCTATGCGTCTTATTGTCATATGTGTTCTTAAAAATAGTTAGACTATACATTGTCCCATATTATACATGATACAACAAGGAATGTCAATCGGAAGAGTCGTTCCAATGTATACAACCTTTCTCTTTCCATATCTTGCGATACTTCTTCATTCTCTTTTCGTGTTCTTTACCAACCACCGTCTCTGTCTTTTTCATCTTTCTTAATAAATTTTCTCATTCCTATTAACCACATTATTACACCCCAACTATCAGATAAAAAGTTTTTGAGTTTACCTGATATTCCGAACATAACAAATAGATAACATAGAATTACTATTCCACTTACTTGTAGAATTGCAATAACATAATCCATAATTACTCCTACCATTTTTCGTTGTAAATAAATTCACCCGTTTCATAATCCCAACCATTTGTTTTCTTAAAAACTTTTTTACCCCATGCGTCAGTGTGAAGTTGTTCTTTACTCGGTGGGTGCGAGTGAGTCATTGGGTCATGGTCTTTACCAACATACTTAAATGCTTTTGACCCGTCTGAGTATCCACCTTGACCTTCTAACTTGCATGGTGGTACATGGTCAAACTCACGTTCGCATTCGCATTTATGTTTGACACTATACTTACCAATATCTAAATTAGTTCCATAGATGTACTCTCCGTTAGTCATCTTCATATAAATCATTTCATGTACTTGAGCCATTATCCAAAAAAGTCCTCGAGTGATGCTTTTGGTTCTGCACTCCAACCAACTGCATCAAAGATTGGTTCGAGTGGTTCAAGAAAAGTTTTCTCAAACATTTTATCATAGTCGATATATTTATTTAGGTTTAATTCTTTTGGTAAAACTGTTTTGAAAGAAATCACATTTTCATTTATTGTATTAGGATTTTTCAAATAAGTGTATTTAATTTTTTCTCCATTGTTTATCTCTTCATATTTTAATGTTAAATTATTTTGTCGAAGATAATGATTGAACAATAGACAACCCCTAGAATGTATTGGTGTTCCTTTACCGTAAATAGTATTTCTGTCTGCATATTTTTTTACATGACGGACACCTCTCGGAAAAGATATATCTTCTGCGGGAGAGTCTTTGAATACATTTTTGAATACACTTACAAAGTGTTGTGCATCATTTTGTGTTTGTGCAACAATAATCTTAAATAGTTTTTTCATGTTATCACGAACCAACTCTGGAGTTGATGACTTGATAGCTTCAATACCCATAATCTTAAGTTTGGGTTCTTTATACTGTACACCTTCTGAGTTGTGAACATTTAAAATATATCTTTTCTTTGCAACCCAGATACCTTTGTCTGCAATTACTTCTCTACCCATTTCCATACGATTAGTCATTGCACCCGTATAGTCTGCAAGTTCTTCATAAGATTTAGTTAGGACTTTTTCAAAATGTGTTTTACAAATCTCGTCCAAAAACTTAACTGGATTTTTAGGATTAAATTTTTGGACGAGTTCTCCCATATTAATATAGAGAGAGTCAGTATCAATTGCAATCACATAATCTACATCGTCAGTAGACATTAGTTTATTCATTTCTTTATTGACAGTTCTTTCTGCCCATAGAATAGATAACTGACCACCGAGTGTGATTGACTCTGCAACTCTTTGGTCAAAGTATCTAAACCAACGATTACCCAATGCACCATATAAAGAGTTCATTAAAATTTTGATAGACATCTGTTGATTATCTAAATGAGTTATTTTATTTGATAAAGATTTAGTTGGTGTGGACTCATACTCTTGTTTTAATTCTAACATTTCTTTTTTAATGTCAACTCTTTCTTCGTAATACTTTTGAATTACATATGGTATTACACCTTGTCTATCTTTTTTAAATCTTGCACCATTAGGTGCGGTTGCATAAGTAGTATCAATCTCAGTTTGTTTTCTGAGTATATGTTCTAAAGATGTATTAACCAGACCGTCCACAACTGTCTCGGGGGACATATTGTTTTGCACAATGATATTTGGATACAGTGAATTCAAATCAAAAGATACGACCCAATCATGACTACCTACTTGCGGCTCTTTTACATAACCACCGACAAATTTAGATTTAGACTTTTCTTCTTTTGGTGGACAAACAACTTTATTACGATTTAACATACGATAAATTATATTATCCCATATCTTAGTTGTTCCGAGTACATCACGATAGTTTACACCACCACGATAAGCCATGGTGAGTGATAGTGTAATTAATCCGAGAGACTCTTCAAGTCTATCAATAAGTTCTACGTCTTTTATATTATAGTCAATAAACTTTTGATAATCATTTTTATATAATGCAAATAAACTATCTTGTTCTTCATATGATATCTTACCTTCTCCGAGAACCACGTGTGCAATATTGTTTAGAGAATAAGACTCTTGTTCTCCAAGAGTATTGTAAGTAAACTTTCTAAATATTTCTTTGTAGTCTAATTGTGTAATACCAACTAACTCATATATTTTTGTTTGATTACCATAATAGTCATAACCGTCATCTTCATTTATATAACCCCAAGGTGATAATTCTTTTATCTTATCTTCTCCATACATCTTACGCAAACGATTAATAATATAGACCATATCAAAACTAATACTATTCCAACCCGTGACAATGTCAGGATAATTTTGTTTCCAATAATCTAGAAACTTATGTAAGAGTGCAGCCTCATTCTGACATTTAGTATAGAGAACATTTTCTGCGGGACTATAATCTCCACAACCCCAAGTACGATAAACATTCTCTTTGTTATTCTTGGTGGTGATTGCAGTAATAGGATAGTCTGCATATTTTGGTTCAGGGAAACCTTCATCGGACTGCACTTCGATATCAAAACTTGTGACTGAGATAGTATCACGGTCAAACTTTATTTCATTGGGATATTTTTGTGCGATAAACTGTGATACGAAATCATTCATTCCGTAAATATTAAAAGTTTCTACTCCTTTATATCTTTTTGTAAAATCTGTTGCATCACGCATAGAGTCAAACTCTATCGGGTCTACGGGTTCGTCAAATAAAGTTCTCCAACCAGATTTAGGTTTGGGTGTGGAAACATACAAGGTTGGTTTGAACGGAATTCTTTTTTGAATTCTCTGACCACCTTTGTATCCTATGTAAAGTAAGTTGTTTCCGAAACGGGAAACATTTGTATAAAAATCCATTATTGCATATTATATAGTATTAATCAAAAAAAGTCAAGGGATATTTCTATCCCTTGACCACAAATAAAAGTTATTTGATTTTAATAGTTTTAGGTTTTTCCTTCTCGGGAATATTTCTAGTCAATTCGATTGATAGAATACCGTCAACTATTTCTGCACCTTTTACTTCAACATGTTCTGCGAGTGCAAAAGTTTTGTAAAAGTTTCTTTCTGCAATACCTTTGTGAATAAACTCAACTGCATCTTCTGGTGGAGTCTCGTTCTTTTTAGAACAAGTAATCGTCAGATTATTTTCTTTGAGTTCAATATCAACATTCTTTTTATTGAAACCAGCAACTGCCATTTCAATAAACCAAGAGTCTTCACTTCTCTTAATGA